CACGAGAACCTTTGTTAACTCTAAAATCCAGGAGGCGCTATGCCAAGAAAAATCAGGACAGACACAATGGCGGGCCAAATAAACGCCGTAAAGGGGTCTACAATCGAAATTCAACCACCTTCCCATGTCCATCTACGCGAACAGGACAAATTGCACNNATTGCACTGGCGGGCCATTATAGCGGCCAGGGCATACGATACCTGGAACGACTCGGATCTTGAGGTTGCCGGTCAACTTGCGCGATGCCGTGCTGATATCGAAATGCTCCAGGCCGATATTGACCGGGAGGGAAATTTTCTTGGTGATAAGGAGAACCCGAAGCATAAGTTGCTGGATACCTTGACGAAGCGCGGGATTTCTTTGGCGCGGTTGCTTCATATCCATGCCAGCGGCACGATAGGTCAGGCCCGTGATACAGGGAAGCGGACCCGGCTGATGAAAGATGTGGTGGATTCATTGCCGAAGGACGATGACGATTTGCTGGCGAAACCTGTTTTGCAGTGATACTTTATACCATATAGCGGAACTGGATTGATTGATACACAATATGTAGTGTTGCTTGTAGGGTGATTGATGACCAGAGGCGAAAGAGTAATTGCATTTATCGAGCGGCACTGTCGAGTACCGGAGGGTAAGCATGTTGGGAAACCGCTGCGGCTTGAGCCGTTCCAGAAGCGGTTTTTGCTTGAGGTGTACGACAACCCGGCGGGGACGAACCGGGCTATCCTGTCCATAGCTCGGAAGAACGGGAAAACTGGTCTGATAGCGGCGATGCTCCTGGCGCATATCGCGGGACCGGAGGCGGTTTTGAACTCGCAGATTGCGTCCGGGGCTATGTCGAAGGACCAGGCGGGGCTTGTTTTCCGGCTGGCCGAGAAGATGATCGGGCTATCTCCTGAACTATCGGCGGCATGTAGGACCGTGCCGAGCCAGAAAATCATTGTCGGATTGGCGCGAAATGTCGAGTTCAAGGCGCTTTCTGCCGATAAAACCACGGCGCACGGTCAGTCTTTGGCGCTGGCGATCCTCGATGAGATAGGCCAGGTCAAGGGTCCAACCTCTGATTTCGTTGATGCGATAGTCACGGCGCAGGGCGCATACGATAATCCGCTGCTGATTGCCATATCCACGCAAGCGCCGACCGATGCCGACCTTCTTTCTGTATGGATAGACGATGCCAAGTCATCGAAGGACAAGCATATCGTCTGCCATGTGTATGAGGCTGACAAGGATTGCGTACTGCTGGACAAGGAGCAATGGAAGAAGGCGAACCCGGCGCTCGGTAAGTTCAGGAGCGTCACCGACCTGAAGAAGCTGGCGCAATCGGCGGCGAGATTGCCGAGCCAGGAGAACTCTTTCAGGAATTTGAACCTGAATCAGCGGGTTTCCACGCTTTCTCCGTTCATTTCCAAGACTGTTTGGGAATCATGCGGGGCAAAACCTGAAGAATTGACCGGGGATGTCTGCGTGGCGCTGGACCTGTCGAGCATAACCGACCTGTCGAGCCTGACGATTGTGAGCAAAAATCAGGGATTTTGGGACGTTGAGCCGTACTTTTGGGCGCCTGAAGAAGGGCTTATTGACCGTTCAAAGCGGGATAGAGTGCCTTATGACGTATGGGCGAAGCAGGGGAAACTGCTCCTGACCCCGGGACGAACCATTGATTACTCATTTTTGGCCGAGCAGGTGCGGAAACTCAAGCTGAAATACAAGATCCGTGCGTTTGCTTTCGACCCCTGGCGCATCAACGATTTCTTGAGGGAACTCAGGGCGCTTGGCATAGATTGCCACGACCCGCTGACGATGGAGGAATTCAAGAAGTTCTGCGTGGACAAGAAGCCGAACATTGTCAACACGATGAGCGATAAAATCCTACTGGTCAAGCACATGCAAGGCTACAAGGAGATGACACCGAGCATAAACGTACTGGAAAAGGAGCTTCTAAACGCCAGAATCAGGCACGGTATGCACCCAATCATGACGATGTGCGCGGCAAATGCGGTGATAATCGCGGACGGATCGGAGAACAAGAAGCTGACCAAGAGCAAATCAAACGGCAGGATTGACGGGATTGTATCGTTGTGCATGGCGCTTGGCGTGGCTGTGCCTATGCAAAAGCTGATAAACGCACCCAAAGGCAACGATGGGAGCCTGATTAATCTTCAACTTTGAGGGTATGATGAGCGAAAGACTTCTTGAGGTATCGGTTGTAGCGCAAAGACTTGGCCTTGCGGAGAAGTCGGTCTATGCGCTGTTCAATGCGCGGCAACTCTCCTTTATCCGGGTGGCGGTATCGAAGGGATACCGGGTAGAGGAATCGGAACTGAACAGGTTCATCGAATCCCGGCGCGTAGCTGCTGACTGCTCGCGTTGATTACCTTTTTTCGTACTCTCTCATTCCTTTGGATATCTGACCGGGACCGCGGCCGGCTATTCTGTCGAATCCCTTGAGGAGCAGCACGGCGAGAACGACAAGGACACCGAGGAAAAGAAGGAAGAACTTCATGGCATCACCTTTTTTTATTTTATCTTACCTTAATTCTATCATTTTACGATAAATGATTGCAACCTGTTTTCCATATTTTCCCTTATTATTACCAGAGTTACAGGATTCGCCTAAGCCGTTGTAATTCCATATAAAATGTGCATCAATAAGGTATTGGAATCCAATATTTTGTTGAGGCGCTACCATTTCTATCCCCGAACAGGCCGATAAAAAGGCCATTTACAGCAACATTCTCATTCTCTCCGGTCTTCTGTTGCTCGGTGCTGGCCTGTATCTCTCCCTCGGTACAGGTCCAGCGCTGGGCGTTTCCGGCCTGATTATCCTTGCCATCGGCATTGTCGGGGCGAGATCCTGATGTTTGCCTCGGTCCTCAAGCGGTCCTCTGTCAAAACCGGGTCGTTATCCGTGTTCGATGATTTCTGGTACTCGGTAGCCGGCAAAGCCACCAGTTCCGGGCAGTCCGTCAACCGCGATTCTGCCATGCGGCAGTGGTCGGTTTATGCCTGCGTCAGCCTGATTTCCGAAACAATGGCGATGCTTCCGCTGAAATTGAAGGTCAGAACCTCGGACGGCGGGACCGATGACGCAGCCAATCACCCGCTCTACGAGCTTCTGAAACTTACCCCAAACCCTTCCATGACCTCGTTTACCTGGCGCGAGTCGCAGCAGGCGAATTTGCTTTGCTCTGGCAATTCCTATTCATGGATTGAGCGGGTCGGTTCAAAAATCATCGGCCTTTGGCCGCTTGAGCCGCAGAACGTCAAGCCGGTCAAGCCGAGCCAGGATGACCGGGTGAAATACGCGCTGAACAAGGGCGAATTGCTCTACATCGTCAAGGACGGGACCACTGAACGGGCGATTGCCGGCAGGGACATCCTGCATCTTGTCGGACTTGGTTGGAACGGGCTGGTTGGTGAGTCGGTCATTACCAATTTCGCCAAGGAAACCGTTGGAAACGCCATTTCACTCGATGAGTTTCAAGGCAAATTCTTCAAGAACGGCCTGCATGTTTCCGGCACTTTCGAGCATCCCGATACCCTGGGCGAGCATAAAGACGCATTTATTGCCGCGCTGAAAGAGAAATACTCAGGCAGCGGCAACACCGGCGTTCCAATGATTTTGGAAAGCGGCATGAAATGGAACGCGCAGAAAGTTTCTTTGGTCGATCAGCAGTTCCTTGAGCAGATGGACGCCACCGCTTTGCAAATATGCGGCATTTTCAAAGTGCCACCTTCAAAAATCGGCATTTACGGCAAGGGAACCTCCTACAACAACACCGAACAGCAGGGCAAGAACTTTCTGGACACGACCATGCTGCAATGGCTGGTCAGGTGGGAGCAGAGCCTCGATGTCAAACTGTTGACCCCGGAAGAACGCAAGAAAGGCATGTTCATCAAGTTCAACTTTGACGCATTGCTCAGACCTGACGCAAAGACACGGGCCGAGATTGCCGAAATCAACTGGCGCATGGGCGTACCGCTCAACGTATCCCGCAGGATAGACGACCAGAACCCGATTGACGGCGGCGATGTTTCTTACGTCCCGCTGAACTACGCACCAGCGGGAATGAAGGAGGAACAGAATGACGAATCGTGAAACGCGGGTCTTGAAGGCCGAGGTCAGGGCAGTCGAGGCCGAGGGCGTGAAGAAACTGGCCGGCACTGCGATTGTGTACGAACGCGAATCCGATGATATCGGGTTCATCGAGGTAATCAAGCGCGGGGCCGCGACCGAGGCATTGAAGCGGTCTGATATTCGTGCGCTCTACGGTCACAATTCAGATTCGCTTCTTCCACTTGGCAGGATGAGCGCCGGCACGCTCCGGGCAAAGGAAACAGAGGCCGGCGTTGAAATCGAGGTTGACCCACCTGACACGCAGTTTGCGCGTGACCTGACCCACGCGATTGAACGCGGCGATATTCGGGAAATGTCCTTTGCGTTCACCGTCAAAGACGATGAATGGGGTACACGGGATGGCAAGCATTATCGGGAAATCAGGGAGTTTGACGAGCTTTTTGATGTGTCGTTTGTAGCGTTTCCGGCGTACCCGGACACCACGGCGGCACTCAGGAAACGCGATTCCGTGGCGTTGTGCAACGTGGACGCAGAGGCAGAAGACATAGACATCGCACTTTTAATCAATCGAACAGGAGGTTGGAGATGAATCTGGAAGAATTGAGAAAAGCATTGCGGAAGGTGCTGGATGACCTGGCCGCGTACAAGGAACTGAAGAAAGAGGAGCGTTCTGAGGATCTGCGGGCCGAAATGCAGGCCAATCTTGTGAAGGCCAAAGAGCTTGAGCAGGAAATCCGCGAGATGGAAGAACTTGAGGCCATCGAAGTCCGTAACCCGCAGAAGAACAACGGTCCGGTCCCCGGCGACAGCAACAGTGGTCCGCTGATTCAGGTACAGGATGCGCCAATCTACCGTGGCCGCAACGCACTCGGTCAGCAGATGGTTGACATTGCCGCGATGGCGACCCCGAACGTGGACGCTTCGGCTGCTCGGTCCAGGTTCGAGAAGGTTGTCAATCGTGAGAAGGCACTCGCCGAGAAGCGGGCGGCTGGCACGGGCGGAATGGTTGTCGGTATTTCAACTGACGGTGGAATCCTGCTCCAGGGCGAAACCAGCACTGAACTGATTACCAACGGCTTCAACAACAGCGTTGTCCTGTCCCGCGCACAGCAGCGCGATATCGGGCAGAGCCAGTATGTCGAACTGATCGGCATTGACGAAACCTCAAGGGCTTCCGGGTCCAGGGGCGGCGGGGTCCGGGTCTACACCGATGACGAGCTTGACCTGATTACACAGAGCAAGACCAAGTTCAAGAAAATCAGGCTTGAGCCGAAACGGCTTACCGGCATGTACTTTGCCAGCAACGAGATCCTGAACAACGCCTCTCTGCTTCAGGGCGAAATGTCCAGTCTGTTTGGCGAGGAATTCGCTTTCAAGGGCCAAGACCTCTGCGTCAACGGGACCGGGGCCGGACAGGCGCTTGGCATCCTGGCCGCTGGCTGTACGGTCAGCAAGTCCAAGGAAACCGGGCAGGCGGCAAAGACCATCGTTTTCGAGAACCTTGTCGGCATGAAAAGCCGGTTCTTCTCACGGAACACGGCGGCGGCGGTATGGGTTGCCAATCGTGACATCGAACCGCAGCTTTTCACACTGTCCCTGCCGGTTGGTACGGGCGGTTCGGTAATGCCGGTTTACGTTCCTTCGCAGGACGTTACTTCGGGCATGGCCGGTACACTGATGGGTATTCCGATTGTGTTCATTGAGCAGTGCGCCACGCTCGGCACGGTTGGCGATATCATCCTTTGCGACTGGTCGGCTTACTGGGTCGCCACCAAGGGCGGCGTTGAGTCTGCTTCGAGTATCCACCTGAAGTTTGACTACAACCAGACCACCTTCCGGTTCATCTGGTACTTCGATGGTCAGCCGCGCCTTACCTCGGCAATCCTGCCGTACAAGGCAAACACCAATTCCGATAGGGTTTCACCGTTTGTGACCCTGGCGGTCAGAGCTTAATCCAAGGAGGTTAAACGATGGACAGAATCACTCAGGAAGTACAGGTTGTCAACCTGCTGCCGCACAAGGACATCAGTACCGCCGCATTTACGGCGGCTTACGTCAACATGGAGAACTACGGCCATGTTGATTTCATCATCAGCATCGGTGCGAACGGGGCTGGAACGAAGGCCGTTACCATCTCGGAGGCAATCAATAAGTCCGCAGGCTCTGCCGCGACCATCACGGCGTTTGACCATTATTACTCGGTAGCCGCTGGCGTTGCGACAAAGACCACCCTGGCCTCCGGCACGTTCAACATCGTGGCATCCACAGACAATTTGACCTATGTCGTGCCGTGCGATGCGGCGAAGCTGACTGACGGCTTCTCGCATCTCGGCGTGGCAATCGCCAAAACGTCTGCCGCTTGTATCTGCGGGTGTATCGCCCTGTTGAGCGAGCCGCGCTACGCGCAGGCGGTTATGCCGACTGGCCTGGATTAGTCTGAACCTTGGCCGGATAGCGAGCATGACGCGATAAAGGGATAATCCCGGTCCCTTTCCGGCCAGGTTTCACGGGTACGCACTTGGGAGGTGCTATGAGTTATTACGAGGATTTAGTCAGACAGGATATCACGGATTGGGTCGATGGCAAACTGCTTGGACAACTCGGCTGGACCTGGCGTTATGAGGACGGCAAAATCATTTGCCAGATCAGGCCGGGCTTGTCCTCAACGCCTTGGCATCATGTCAAACACGCCTGGTGGGTCCATTGCAATATGTGGCATCAGGTCATGTTCGATGTCGTTTTTGCACGGCTTGGGAAAAAGTGGGTGCCAAGCAAATGCCAAGGCTGCTGGAAGGTCGTGGTCAGACCGAAGACGCTTAAGCAGCTTTTCGCCGTGCTCGATATTCAGAAAGCGATGGATGTCCCGTGCAAGTGCGGGATTGAAGTACGGGCAACGACAGCAAGCAACTACGGCGGCTACTTCTACTGTAGTAGTCTACCGGAAGGGCTTGAGCGGTACGAGCAGGTACGGAAGGCGGTTGACAACCATGTTGTTCTCGGTCCCGATGTCGATGTCCTGCTCAAGCGCGGATGTACCGAGTACGAGCATGCTTGCGGACCCTCGGACGGGTGGACAGTCACCGATGAACAGTTGCAGGTCGAGCAGGTTGTCGAGCGATACGTCATCCTTGATGATGTTGAGGTCAAACAGCCTGAAAAGCTCATCCATCACACCCATCGGCAATGGATTGAGTTTGCCTATCAGCGCGGCGACCAGACGTACCTTGACTACACCGGAGGGCAACCATTGTTTCCAAAGTACAAAACATATCACCACCTTCTTCCCATGTACCGGGCGGGCAATCTGACCGGCGAGATAAGCGGGGAGGTAGACGCATCTGAGAAGAACAAAGGAATAGTAGTTGAAAACACGGCCTCGAAGAAGCCTATGAAAGCGGAGAGGGCCGTAAGAATCAGCGGAACCACCGCTGTAAAACTCAAATAAGGAGTATGGAAAAATGCCTGTAACAAAAATCAAATCACGATGGAACAGAAGCGGATACGAAGGGAACCTGGATTTTTACCGGGCCGATACCGGCGCATCCGTAATGACGATTGCCGAAGGCGGGATATTTCCCGGCGCGAATCCTTACGGGGCGCTCGATTATTACGTTGACGGCAACACCACCAACACCACGCAGGACGGGCTTTCCTGGGCGACTGCCTTCGATACCCTGGCCGAAGCGATTACCGCAAGCAACACCAGTATCGCGCTGACCGCAAATCGGTGGTGGGCGCGGCGTAACCGCATTTTTGTCTGCGGCGACCAGGAGATTGACGAAGACCTGACCGTGCTGCCTGAGAAGTGCGACATTATCGGGGTCGGTTCTGACCTGTTCCCGTTCCCGCGCATCATCGGCAACCATACCTTTGCCGTTGCCAAGACCGGCGTAAGGTTCATCAATTTGGGATTTTATGCAGAGGCAACCGGCGATTTGATGGTATTTCCGACATCCTGCCACGGCTTGCAGATTCTGAATTGCCATATGTACCCGAAGACCACTTCGACAAAGGCACTCGAAATTACCAGTTCGGCGCATGTTCGGATTGAAAACAACATCATCACGGTTGGCGCTGGCGCAATGGCGAATATTTTCGCCGTTGGCATCTCAATCGAAGGCACGGTTTGCCACGACACGATGATCCTCAACAACAAGATTACCGCAACCGCTGGTATCGCTGTTGTCGAGGCCGGTGCTGTAGCGATGGGCAGCGTCATCGAGGGCAATACGATTCGTGCGGTTGCCTTGGCTATTGACGATAACTCCGATGATTTCCAGATCGTCAATAACCGCTGGATGACCGACATCAACACCGGTACATCGACTGATGGTTACGACTTCAACCTGCAACTCGCCGCCGGTAATCTCCAGATGGGTGTTACCGGGCTTTGCGATTCTGTCCCGTTCATGAAGATTGCTGAGTAATCCATGAGAACCGCACTTGTAACCGCACCGGCAGCAGACCCGGTATCGCTGGCAGAGGTAAAGACGCATCTGCGCGTTACCGGGACCGATGATGACGCGCTCATCACTCGGCTGTATGCCGTTGCGGTTGCGAGTGTCGAGCAGACGTTATGCAGGAAACTCATTACGCAGACTTGGAAGGCGTACTTTGACGCATGGCCGGATAATCAGTTCATCATTCCGTTCGGCAACCTGCAAAGCGTGACACATATCAAGTACACGGACGTTGACGCAACGCAATCGACATTCTCATCGAGCTATTGCGATGTGGATACGGTGTCGGTCCCTGGCCGGATACTGCTTGGCTACGGTGACGCATGGCCGACCGATACCCTGACGGCGGTGAATCCGATAGAGATTCAGTTCGTTACCGGGTACGGGGCATCGTCAACGAACGTGCCGCAGGATATCCGCAACGCGATAATGCTGCTTGTCGGGCATTATTACGAGAACCGGGAGATGTACCTGATCGGGACAATCGGCAATAAGATTCCGATGTCGGTCGAGTTCCTGCTGAACCCGCATCGCGTTTGGGAGTGGTGTTTATGAGGGCGGGTCGGATGGATCGGTTTTGCACCATCCAGTACAAGACCGTGACCTATGACACCTACGGGGCAAGTATTGAAACCTGGGCAACCAGGACGCAGATTTGGGCAGAGCGCCGGGAACTGAACATGACGGAACGGTTGCAGGCGCAGCAGGTTGAAGCGAATATCTCCGGCAGGTATTACGTCCGCTACAACTCGACCATCAACGAGAAGGACAGATTGGTTGACGGGTCGAACACCTACGAGATTACCGGAATAGTAGAGATTGGCCGGAAACTCGGCATGATTCTGATTTGCGGGACGATATGAGAGGCAGTTGTAAGGTCACGATTGATTTTGAGATTCCTGAGAGCGTCAAGGTCGTTCTTGAGAAGAACCAGGAAGCGGTGGCGAAGATGATTGCTGACGATGCTCGGTCAACGACCTCGTTCAGTGACAAGACCGGAAAACTAAGGAAGGGGATTCAACACGAATTCAGGGAAGACAGATGGATTGCCAGGGCGAGAGCGCCGCACGCGCACCTTGTCGAGTTCGGGCATGGCGGGCCGCACGCAGCGCCGGCGCATCCATTTCTTAGACCGGCTAAAGAACGGGTAATCAGCCAGATACGATGACACCATTAATCGCGGGCATATACAGCAAATATTCAGGGTCAACCTTCGCCACGGCGAACACCGGCGGGCTGCACCTTGAGCTTGCGCCGCAGGGTACGTCAATGCCGTTCACCACGTTCACGATAGTGGCGGCACGGCCTGAATACACGTTTGACCATGTGCATGAAGTGGTGACGGTCCAGTTCGATATCTATACGAACCTGAACACGACCAGGACCGACCTCTACGACAAATTGACCTCACTCTATGACGATGCGCGGCCTACGGCTACCGGCTATACGAGCCTGATCATGGCACGGATAGGGCAGCAGTTCTTGCGGGAAGGCGACCAGAACCAGATATTCCGGGCGATTGTCGAGTACCAGGCGACAATCTACAAGGCGGGTTGATGAAGATTAATCTTGGATCGGGCAACAGGCCATTGACCGGCTGGCTCAATATCGACTGCCAGGAACGGGTCAACCCTGATCTGTGCCACGATATCCTTGAGGGTCTGCCGTTTGAGGATTCATCGGTGGATGAGGTACGGGCGTTCGATTTTCTTGAACACATGCCGATTGGCAAGCAGATATTTGTCGTGACTGAAATCTGGCGGGTGCTGAAGAAAGGCGGACGGTTTGAGCATTTCACGCCGTCAACGGATGGCAGAGGCGCATTTTGTGACCCTACGCATCAGAGCTTTTGGAACATCCTGTCATGGCTCTATTACACGGATGACCAGCACAGGGCATTGTACGGAATCGAGGCGAAGTTCAAGGTTGAGATGTTGCGGGACGTACTGACAGGCGACCATATCATTCACACGCACGGGATAATGTACGCTGAGAAATAATGCACCCTTCCTCACTTCATAACATGCGGCTGTTCATTGAGTCCCTGCCTGAAAAGGGCAAGGCGCTTGATGTCGGGTCGAGGGATATTAACGGGACGTACCGGGATTTGTTCAAAGGTTGGGACTATACCGGCATTGATGTCGTACCCGGCAAAAATGTGGACATGGTTGTTGGGGATGAATGGTCGTTTGACGATGAGAGTTTTGATGCGGTGGTATCGGGACAGGCGCTGGAACATATTAAGGACGATGCGGGGGTTGTCCTTGAGATGGCGCGGGTATTGAAAAGCGGCGGGCATATCTGTCTGATTGCACCGAGTACCGGGGCAGAGCATATGGAACCGGACTACCGGCGCTATACCGAGCAGAGCCTTGGGCAGTTGATAGAGGATGCAGGGTTGATTTTGATTGAAACGAGAATTGATGCTGATTCCCCGATTTGGCATGACGTAATTGCGATAGGGGTGAAGGCATGATTTCCATAATTATCCCGGTCATCAGACCAGAGAAGGCGAAGCGTTGCATTGACGCTATCAGAGCGCACGGGTTCGATGGCGAAATACTGACCCTGGTCGATACCGAGCGGATCGGTTGCCCGAAGATGGTCAGGCGCCTTGTCGATATGGCGAGCAACGACCAGATAGTTTTTCTCGGTGACGATACGATACCGCAGGCCGGCTGGCTTGATGAAGTCCAGAAGACGATGGCTACCCTTCCTGATGGTTGGGGGATTGTCGGGTTCGGTGACAATGGAGAGACCAGACCGATACACTGGATGGCTGACAGGCGCATGTTGCCGCTGCTTGACGGCGAGTTTTTTCACACAGGATACAGGCATTGTCTTTGCGATAACGAGTTGCAGGACCGTGCCGAGGAATTGGGGCGGTATGCGTACTGTTCAGCGGCGATGGTCGAGCATGACAACGAGATGCTATCAGGCGGCGAACCGACCGACCCTGACTTGCAGGTTGTCTATTCCAAAGGCGTACTGGCCGCAGACCGGTCCTTGTACGTTAAACGTAAAAGAGAACGGCTCGGCAAACTGGCGATAGGTTTTCCATTGGTTGACTCTACCGTGCCGGTCCCGTTCTTCGCCTCGTTTGTCTGCATGGCGAAACCGAGTGAATATACATTTCTGATGCCGAAATTCCAGCACGGGCCCTGGAGCGAGAGCATAGCCAATGCACGGAACAGCTTGGTTGAACAGGCGCAGATAGAGGGCGCGAAATGGCTGCTGATGTGCGACACGGATCAGGTTTATCCACCGGACACGCTGACGAAGCTCTTGCAGCACGGCAAGGACGTTTGCGGGGTGCGGGTGCATCGGCGCTGGCCTCCGTTCGACCCGATATTCTATAGGGGTTCGATTGGGCAGTATCAGAACGTGCCTGACGAAGAGGCATATTCGGGAAGGCTGATAGAGGTGGACGCTACCGGGACCGGCTGTCTGCTTATCAATATGGAAGTCTTCGATGAGATGGCATTTCCGTGGTTCGCCTTCGGTGTGAAGAATGGGAAGGCTGTTGGCGAGGATATCACGTTTTGCAGCAAGGTTCGGGAGTCCGGGCGGCAAATTTTTATAGATACGTCCATCGAGGTCGGGCATTTGACCGTCATGGAGGTCGGCAAAACTTTACATCAAATATGCAAACACATTTCTCGGAGGAACTGAAATGGCAAAGAAAGTAGGAAAAGACGCCGCGGTTAAGCTCGCAACCAATACCGTTGTCGGCATGGGAACCTGGACCCTGGACGGAATCACCACCGACCAGATTGAAACAAGCGCGTTCGGTGATGAATGGAAGACGTATTTGTACGGCATGAAGGACGGCGGGACCGTGAGCTTCAACGGGCATTTCGATCCTGCCGATACCACCGGCCAGGAGATGCTTGCACAGGCTAATCTGTACGGGTCCGCTCTGACCACCCTGCGGTTCTACATCGACAACACCAGCTATTACATTCCGAACCAGAGTACCGGCTATTTCTCGCCGACCCTGACCACTGGCGCGGATACGGTGCTGTCGAGCGTGGCGATTACCGGATTCAATGTCAGCTTCGACAAGTCCGGCGTTGGCGCGATTTCGTTCACCGGCAAGGTGAGCGGCGTGATGGTCCTGGTGTAATCAACAAATAACGGGAGAGTAAAAAAAATGGGAACACGGCTTGTAAGCGAGAAAGGCGAACATAACCCCGGAGTCTGGTTCAAGTTCGATGAATCTGACCCCGATTCCGGGTCCATCTGTGTCAGGATGTGTACGCCGAAGAAGACGAAAGAGATCCAGAAGGTGACCACCAAGACCAAGACGGAATACCGGAACGGGCAACGATATACGTTCACTGAAACCGATGAGGACGCAAACTCGCGGTTGCTGTGGGATTACATCATTGCCGACTGGTCGGGGCTTGAGGACAATAACGGCGAGCTTATCCCCTGCACGGCAGAGAACAAGTTCAGCTATATGATGGAGAATCTGCGGTTCTTCAAGTTCGTGATGCAGTGCGTGTCCAAGCTGTCTGACGAATTGAGCCTTGAGCGGGAGCGAGTAGAGGGAAACTGATTGGCCGGTTTACCCGGCTGCGCGAAAAGCCGCCCTGCGACAGATGCAAGGCGCTGAAGGGCGACAGGTTCGACCCCGCCCACTGTATAGAGTGCGTACCTCCTGCGCTACCGGAGAACGAGGACGCACTCATGATTTATAACCTCTGCCAGGACCAGTTTATCATGGGATTCAACGGGCCAGTAGCAATCAACCATGAAGCGGTCCACCGGGCAATGGATCTGTATGAGGTAGCGGAAAAACGGGATTGCTTTGAAAAGGTGTTGCTGCTTGCTCGACACTTCATCGCGGAGATGCGCGACAAATGACGAAGATTGGCGAGATTTATGTCGAGGTAGCAGGCGACATCACGCAATACCAGAAGGATATGCGGGCGCTCAAGGCCGATGCCAAGGCCAGCGGGACCGACATATCCAACGCCCTGAATAACGCCATATCGCCTACCCAGGCGGTCAAGAACATTACCATCCTATCCGACCAGCTAACCAAGCTGGCGAATGTAGCAAAGACCCCTGCAAGCCAGTTTAAGGCCGCATCGGAATCAATCGCCTCTAATCTTGGCGACCTTGCCAAGAAAGCCGGGTTGACCGAGAAACAGTTTGCTGAACTGAACGAGCGAATGATGAAGAAATCAGCGTATCAAAACGCTGAACGGTCATTGCTCGGCATCGCCAAGGCCAGCGGCATGTCTGCCGAGGAAGCCAAGAAACTCGCACTGCAGATGGGTTATTCCGCGCAGGACGCTGAGAAGATGACGGCCAAGCTGCGCGATGCCACCGGGACAACCGACAAGCTGGCGATGGCGAAGAAAGGATTGACTATCGCGGCGGCTGCTGCCGGCGCTGCGCTTGCCGTTATCGGTACGGTGATGGTTTCCTCGGTCAAGGCGGCGGTTGAGGCCGAGGCGGCAGAGCGGAAACTGGAAGCGGTTCTCAAGTCTACAGGTTATGCGGCGGGGTTCACTTCCGAACAGCTTGTTGACATGGCGCAAAAGCTGTCCAGGGTATCGGCGGTTGAGGATGATTTGATTGTCGATTCAATGGCGTTATTCAGGGCGTTGGATATGTCGGTCCCGCTGGC